CTTAACTACAAACCTTAATTACCTACAACCTACCAGTTATAAGCTGGTGATTGACCGTGAGAACTATCCAAACTTGGAGTATTTCGCGCAATCAGTCACGCATCCTGGTATGATACTCAATCCGTCAGAAGTACCTTTTAGAAAAATTCAAGGGGTACCAATTGTTGGTGGATCATTAACGTTTAACGAGTTATCAGTAACCATTATCTTAGATGAAGATATGACTGCTTACGACGAAATGTACCAATGGATTCGTAGAGTGGTTGATGAAGTACCTGTTAGTGCGTTAGATAGAACCTCAAGTCAAGCACCGACTTATTCAGACATTACGTTATCTATCCTATCAAGTCAAAATAACGTAACAAAACAAGTAAAATATTTAGAATGTTGCCCAACAGCTTTGGGTGATATTCAATTTGAATCCACGGCTAGTGGAACTGAATTTATAACATTCACGGTATCATTTAGATTTACATACTTTGAATTTGTATAGATAATCCTATATCATGGAGCTATATTATGAAAGAACTTGAGACTATTCTCGACATGTGGGCCGAAGACTCTAAAATAGATAATAATCGGCTAGATGAAACTTCTAAAGACACTCCCAAATATCATGCCAAGTATTTGCAACTTTTAGCACAAGCTAAACTCAAATTAAAAAAATGTGAGTTTAAGCAGAAGACATTGCTAAAAGATAAATGGTTATGGTATAATGGAAAAATGTCTCAAGAAGAAATGGTAGAAAAGGGATGGGATCCCGATCCATTTAATGGCTTAAAAGTAATGAAAGGTGATATGGATTACTATTATGATTCAGATCCTGAAATTCAACAGAGCGAAGAGTTAGTACAATATTGGAAAACAATAGTAGAAACACTAACAGAAATAGTAACCAGCCTAAACTGGCGTCATCAAACGGTGAGCAACATTATACGATGGAAACAATTCGAGTCTGGAAACTAGACCACGCTAATCTTTTTATCCAATGTAACTTTGGCCAATCACAAGAACTAAAAGAGTTTTTCTCATTCTTTGTACCAGGTTATCAATATATGCCTGCTTACAAGCGTAGGGTATGGGATGGAAAAATTCGCTTATTTGATAGTAATACAAATGAGCTACCCGCTGGTCTAATTTATCACCTAATTAAATTTTGTGAAACACGTGGTTATGTCATTGAGCCAGTGGTTTCAGAAAAATATGGTCCTGTTTATTCAGAAGAAAGACCAAAGGGTAAAGACCTACTCAACTTTGTAGAAAAATTAAATCTACCATTTAAGATTCGTGATTACCAATATTTGGCAGTCATCGAAGGATTGAAAAGAAAACGTGCTATTCTATTATCTCCTACTGGTTCTGGTAAATCACTCATCATTTATACATTAGCTAGTTGGTTCTTAGCACATAATCGCCAAAAGGTATTGGTCATTGTACCTACAACATCGCTTGTAGAACAAATGGAAAACGACTTTGTATCCTATAATATGCCAAAAGGATTATCGCATAAGATCTATTCTGGTAAAGATAAAGATACCAAATGCCCTATTGTTATCTCTACTTGGCAATCAATTTATAAACTACCAAAGCAATGGTTTCAACAATTTGGTATGATTATTGGTGACGAGTGTCATGGATTCAAATCAAAATCGCTAATGCAAATCATGAATAAGTGTACCGAGGCCGCTTATCGATTTGGTACAACTGGTACTCTTGACGGTACACAAACTCATGAGCTTGTATTGCAGGGTTTATTTGGAAAGATCTACAAGGTTACTACTACTAAAGCTCTACAAGATAACGACACTCTCGCGCAACTCAATATCAAAAGGATTATATTAGACTATGATAAAAAAGCTAGAGAAGATTTTGGAAAGAAAACCTATCAAGAAGAAATCGAATGGATCGTGTCTAACGAGAAACGCAATTCTTTTATTAGTAATCTGGCGGTGGATCAAAAGGGCAATACGCTAGTCTTATTTAATTATGTAGATAAGCATGGAAAGCCACTTTTTGATATGATAAATAGTAAGGTAGATGAAAAACGAAAAGTCTTCTTTGTATCGGGACAAGTTGATACGTCAGATCGAGAAGCAATTAGAGGAATAGTGGAGAAACAACAAAATGCTATTATCGTCGCTAGTTTGGGGACTTTTTCTACTGGGATTAACATACGTAACTTACACAATATCATCTTCGCGTCTCCATCTAAGTCTCAAATACGTGTTCTCCAATCCATCGGTCGTGGCCTCAGGAAATCAGACAATGGAGAGGCTACGACGTTATACGACATAATTGACGACCTTCGTAATAACAATAACATGAACTTCGCGTACTTACACTCAGATGAAAGATATAAAATATATGAACGCGAAAAATTTGATAATAAAACGTACAAGGTAAAGATAAATGACAGCACCTCAAATCAAGCAGTTTAAACTAAGCAATGATGATGAGATAATTTGTGAAGTTTTAGAATGGGATTCTGATGAAAACGCAGCTATTCTAATTAGAGCAGCACTTCGCATAATTCAAGGTATTGACCCTGATACTAAAATGCGATTTTTTGCTTTCAGGCCTTGGATGGGTTTCCAAGATAATCCTGAACTGATGCAAACCATAAATGCTGGCCATGTTATTGGAGAAGCTACTCCTTCAGAAGATTTGCTTAGACATTATGCAACGACAATTACAGAGCAAATCGAAGCTTCTAAAAATAAGAAACCAGATCTTCCATTGGATGATGTCTATGGTATGGACGACGAAGAATTAGCAGATTATTTGGCTGATAAATATGCTACGGTAGATGAGGAACTAGAAATGGAAACTAATGGTAATGTAATTACATTCCCAAAGTTACTCCATTAGGTATACTCCCCTCTCTCCGGAAACTCAATTTATTATACCATATAAATGTGCATCTGTACACAAAAGATTTTTTACTTAAATCGCAAAAATAAACGTGTACATGACATAAACATTGTGATATAATATGTTTATAAAGTGAAAATATATGTACAGGAAGTGATTATGACAAGAACTAAAAGACAAAGCATTCATTATGTTAATAATGCTGAGTTTTCTCAGGCCGTTGTCGATTATGTCCATACAGTTAATAACGCTCGAAAAGTAAAAACAGATATCCCCAAAGTACCAGATTATATTGCTCAATGCTTTTTACGCATAGCTGAGGGTTTGTCTCACAAAGCCAATTTTATTCGTTACACTTATCGCGAAGAAATGGTAATGGATGCTGTTGAAAATTGCTTAAAAGCTATTCATAACTATGACATCGAAGCGGCTACTCGTACTGGTAAACCTAATGCATTTGCATACTTTACGCAAATCACCTGGTATGCTTTTCTTCGACGGATTGCTAAAGAGAAAAAGCAACAAGACATTAAGATGAAATATCTTACTAACTCTGGTATCGAGAACTTTATTACAAGTGATGATGATTATCAAGATCTAAGTCAATATACTATTGGTAATTTTGTTGATACGCTAAAAGATCGTATTGACAGAGTAAAACACTTTGACGAACAGGTTAAAGAGTACTCAAAAGAAGAGAAGGTACGTAAGAAACGTACTAAAACAGCTGACTCAGATTTGACGGAGTTTTTAGAATGAATGAAATTAAGCGTTATACTACTACTGTTATTGAAGATGGTGAAGATCTTATCCTTCCAATTCCCGATGAAATCCTAGAACAAATTGATGCTAAAGAAGGCGATATGCTATCATTCGATATTTTTGATGGTTACGTGGTTTTGAAAAAAATTGATAATGTTGCGGAAGTGAAGGCCCGATTAACAGATGAAAATAGCGATACTGAATGATACACATTGCGACGTACGTAATTCATCTGAAATCTTCCTAGAAAATCAAACACAATTTTATACTAATGTTTTCTTTCCATATTGTATCGAAAATGGTATTAAGCACGTTGTTCATTTAGGTGATTACTACGACAATCGTAAGCAAATCAACGTAAAAGCGGTTAACCATAATCGTAAGATCTTTTTAGATCCATTACGTGATAATGGTATGACTATGGATATTATTCCTGGCAACCACGACACGTACTATAAAAATACAAATGACTTAAATTCTCTAAAAGAATTCTTAGGTCATTATATGAACAATATTCATATTGTTATGGAACCTACCGTAATGGATTACGATGGGCTGAAGTTTGGATTAGTCCCTTGGATCAATAATGAGAACTATGCTTCTACTATTGATTGGCTACAAACCTGCGATGCTCAAATGATTGGCGCTCATCTAGAGTTACAAGGTTTTGAAATGATGAGAGGTGTTACCAATACTTCTGGTATGGACGCATCTATTTTCAAAAGATTTGAATTAGTCATGTCTGGTCATTTCCATACTGGATCTCAGCAAGGCAATATTAAATACCTTGGTACTCAATTTGAATTAACTTGGTCAGATTGTGGTGATCCTAAGCATTTTCATGTATTGGATACTGAAACTCGCGAGCTAACTCCAGTAAGAAATCCTTACACAATTTTCGAAAAAATTGTTTACAACGACAAAGAAATAGATTATAATACTTATACATTGAAAGATTTATCGAAGAAGTTCGTAAAGGTTGTGGTGGTCAATAAGTCAGACCAATTTACCTTTGAGAGATTCCTTGATAGAATTCAATCACAAGATATCTATGAGCTCAAGATTGCAGAAAACTTTCAAGAGTTCATAGGTGAAAATGTTTCTGATGATGGTATTTCAGTAGAAGATACTGCTGAACTTTTAGATACTTACATTGATAATGTTGATACTGATTTGAACAAAGATCGTATCAAACATGAAATGCGAGATCTTATGAACGAGGCTCAATCTCTTGATATTGTTTAAGTCAATTAAGTATAAGAACTTCTTATCAACTGGTGATAGATTTACAACTATACTACTAAACAGAACTCAATCTACTCTTATTGTAGGTCAAAATGGAGCTGGTAAATCCACCATGCTGGATGCTATTTCATTTGCTCTGTTTGGTAAACCACATCGAAATATTAACAAACCGCAATTGGTAAATTCAATCAATCAAAAGCAATGCTTAGTAGAAGTTGAGTTTACTGTTGGTAAAGCTGAATATAAAATTGTTCGTGGTATTAAACCAGGTATCTTTGAGATCTGGCAAAATGGCAATATGATTAACCAATCATCTCATTCGAAAGAATATCAAAAGATACTAGAACAAAATATTTTGAAGCTTAACCATAAGACGTTCCATCAGGTAGTTGTATTGGGTTCCTCCTCATTTATCCCATTTATGCAACTACCTGCTGGACACCGTCGTGAAGTAATTGAAGATCTTTTGGATATTAACGTATTCAGTAAAATGAACCAGTTGATGCGTGAAAAGAATGCTTTACTTAAAGATCAAACAAGTGAAGTTACCTACCAAC